GCGGCACGATTCTCGCAGCAACAATTCTGCAGGCTCATCGCAATACCGTTCAGAGCAGCAGTCTGGTTTGCCTGGATGTTACAACGGCTAATTTCGGCATTGGCCAGAGACGTCTGGATACCATTCAGACCATTGATAATGGCCGCCTGGTCAAATCCCTGCTGGACGCTGTTACCAGTATTACCGAGATAATAAGGCATGAACCCATAAGCATTACTTCCAGCAGCGTTACCATTGTTTCCCCAGCCCATCATCATGGCAAAGAAGAACAGAATAATAACCCAAAAGAAGCCATTACCAAAAGCACCATCGCCAAAGCCAAAGCCACCGTTGCCACCGTTGGGATACACATTCACCGCGGGCTGCTGATTCTGAGTTTCGTAGATCATAAGTCAAGATCTCCTTTATAAAATGGTCGTTTAGAAAAAGAGTGACTGCCATTTTGATTTGTTCCTCGAGCGCTCATGAAGAACTGCAAAACAGCATATTAAAAGCCGTTAACCGTTCCGGATCAGTTAACGACCTTTAGGCATAATATTCTGGAACTGATTAGCCATTTGACTCAATTGATTAAATTGTTCCTCGGACATCTGTCCAGAATTCCTCAGATAATTCACCATTGCTTCGGGATTATTCCCAATATTTTGCGGAACATTGATGTTGATTCCCATCAAAGCTCCCATTGGGTTCTGCCTGAATTCGTTGAATTTCTGAATCATGTTACTGATCGCCCCGAAAGGTCCGGGTAAACCAGGTCCCTGATTGCTACCAAAGAAATTACGCATCATGTTCATCGTCTCTCACAATCCTTCCCTGATTTCCAATCTTGAGATTGCTCAAAGCGTTGTCGAGATACTCTTTGGTCACATATTTAGAATCATCTTCTACACTCGCAGGTGCTTCAGGTTTCGCTTCAACATGCGGGGCAAAATCATTCCATGCAAGGATCTTCGGCTTCCCCATATTGTCATATCCTTTAATATAAAAGGAATCGACTGTATCATCCCAAAGAATGATCTGATTGACTCCTGCGGGCATAGGAAAAGCATGAGCCCCTTCAATTCCGTGAACATAAGGAAGTCCGTTAGAACCATTTTGATTCTGTTGTGCCTGTTGCATTTGCTGATAATTCTGAAGCTGTTGGTACTGTGCGTAATTTGGATAAGCAGGAACATAAGGGTTAAAATATGCTCCCGTATTTGGATAACCAGCCATTTATTCTCTCCTCCAAACTGATGTCGGCAATTCGTCTCCACTGTCCCATGCGTCATAATAATTCCCATCGATGACGGCTATGACGTGTGAGCCAGTAGCCAAAATAAAAATACCGTACGGATTGTCCATACAGAAATCACGCACGGTATAGCAGTCAGGGCATGTATTTGGTAATTGGTATTGTCTAAAGCCAATCGAAGTCAGATAAGTTCCCCATACTTTATTTACTGAAGGCATGTTCTTCATAATAAATGCCTGTAGGAACAAATATATGGCGACCTCATCCCAACTTCGATTTGTAGCAATGGCTATGGCTCTAATAACACAATCCTCTACGTATGCCCCATTTGGATTAGGATTTAAATGAACGTACATTACATATGCTCATCTCCCATATGAGTAAGTGATAAGTCGAGACTTTATTCTAATTAGTTAACAGTAGGGCTATTTCTTTACGGTAATTTACGGTAACTTTAGGCTTGTTCGGCAATCGGGCTATTTATAGATAAACAAAATACGATTTGTGCCCTCTCGCGGGAAAGTTAAGGTCTGTCCACTTGTGTTACCATCGGTTGTTATGCCTCCCGCCCCCGCAATTAAATCGCACCGACTTCCATAGAGCGCATACGCAGACACCGTGCCTCCATAGTCATGGACTAAAAAACCAATCATTGTTATCTCTGGCAGCGTCACGGTTGATGTATATGCGCCGACAATCGTTTTGCTACCAGCCGTCGATTGTGCAATAGCGTCAGTCATCTGTTTCTGAGAGACGCCGGTTGAACCACTAAATCCTGCCATTATAAATCACTCCTTTATCTCGTTAGTTAACAGTGGGGCTATTAGGACAAAGTAACAAAATTACCAGCTATTGCAAAATCCGCAACATACATGCCGTTCGACGTACTTAGCGTACATGTCAACGTATTTGCTGCCGTAGTTAATGTAACATTGTTCCCTTTACCCAATTCCAAGATCGTAACAGTGCCGCCAGACGAAACCGAAACCGTTACGCAAAAAGAGTTACTTGCCGAACCGGACAAAGCAACAATTAAATGTCTGGAACTGGCTTCCAGATTTATAACGTGCGTCGTTTTGGTTGACGATGTAAGTATTTTGCATGGTGCAAGATTGGCCGTCGATTGTGCAATAAGAGCATCCGTCTGGCTCTTACTATATACGTCCGCAAGAACCTGATACTGAGCCTCACCAAGAGTGCCGATGAACTGCACCATAACAGTAACAGTTCCAGTAGGAATGGCACTCGTATGAATAGTGAAAGACCCAGCAGCGGGAACGCACCACACAGGGCCTTTAAGCCGAGAATCACTCGTATGGTCGTAAGTAGGTACCAGAATGCTGTTCGCCGTCACATTGGAAGCGGTAACGGTAATGTAGTAATCGCTGCCGCTACCAGACCATTGACCGGTAGTTATACTCGCAACCAGAGGGGTCGGAGCCAAATCGCTTCCGCTTAATTTGTAATTTGTTCCGGAACGCCTGACATTAATAAGATCGGTATCGCTCAATCCGTTGGGAAGAGCAGTAAGTGCACTAAAATCCTTATCGACTTTAGTATCAGTAACTTCTTTTATTTCAGCTGCGGTTAGCAGCTTATCACCTGTTCCAGCCATACCGCTTTACCTCCTTTATTCCGTCTCCAAACCAAAGTAACTTCTAAATTCGGCAACGGAGGCTATGTTCGAATTGTTCAGTATTCCGCCCAAAGTAATCAAAGTTGTTATAAACGTAGCCACGTCAACCTTATAAGTCGCATTAGAATTTCTATACACCAGAACATCCGTTCCGGAAATAGCCAACTCAGAAGGCTTAACGCTTAGCGTAGTCAGGTCCTGATCGAGAGCAGCGTCAACTTTACTCTTATAGTTGTTTGTAAAATCGTTTGTCGTCAAAGATTTACCAGCAACTTTGTCAACTTTGCTGCTATTAAGGTTTGAAATCTGAGTCACATTGGAATCAACCTGCGTCTTATAGGCATTTGTAAAATCATTCGTACTCAATCCCTTGCCAGTAACCTTGTCGACTTTGGTATTCAGATTAGGCTTGAGTTTATTAGAAATAAGATGATCTAAACCATCGCCGTTCAAATACTTGGTGTTTTGAAGCGCAACAGTCTGGCCAGCATAAATATCATCGATTTCTTCATCAGTCAATCGATCGATATTTACGCCAATCGTTCCCTGATTTTCCCAAGTTGTTCCAGTCCATCTATAAATATCATACGGAGGTTCCGTTCCAACATTATACTGATCGCCGATAGAAGGATTATCGATCGTCGAAATGAGTTCTTCCAAAGTTTCAAATGCATCGCCTTTAACGATGAAAGGAGCTCCGGTAGCGCCCTGTCTTAAAACGAAGTGAATATTCTTATGATCGTCGACGTCCGTAATCACAGCGCTTGCTGGAGTATTTGGTCCGACGTTCTCATACGTCACCGTCATATTCTCGATCGATACTGCCGCAGCATCCGCCCTATCCGCTTTAGCATTGGCATTAACCGCAGCTGCGTTTGCACTATTGGTTGCTGAATTGGCATCTGAAATCGCGCTTTGCACATCTGATAATGCATCCTGAACATTCAGAATGATCGCGTTGGCCGATGATGTCGCGGCATTCGCAGCATCACGAGCGGTATTGGCGGCAGCCGCAGCAGCATTTGCATTCGCGGTTGCTGTATTCGCGCTGGATATTGCAGCATTGGTATTTGCGGTTGCCGTTTGAGCAGCACTAGCTTTATCATTCGCGTTATTGGCTGCGTTATTAGCATTAGTTGTAGCCGTATTAGCAGCAGCAGTCGCTGTGTCTGCCGCAGTCGCAGCAGTATTAGCTGCATCTCTTGCAGTGTTGGCGTTGGTTGTAGCCGTATTGGCGGCAGTGGTGGCAGCGTTAGCAGCTTCGGTCGCCGTATTTGCAGTCGCAGCAGCAGCAATAGCTGTATCACGAGCACTATCAGCATTTGTTGCCGCGGCATTGGCAGCAGCAGTCGCTGTGTCTGCCGTATCGGCAGCTTCCATTGCCGTCTCAGCAGCTTCGGTTGCTGAAGCCGCAGCATTATTAGCATTAGTTGTAGCAGTATTGGCAGCAGCAGTCGCTGTGTCTGCCGTAGCTGCAGCAGTGTTGGCTGCATCTCTTGCGGTATTGGCGTTAGTTGTAGCCGTAGTAGCAGCAGCCGCAGCAGCATTAGCCGCATCACGAGCGTTATTGGCGTTCGTAGTAGCTGTATTGGCAGCTGCGGTTGCGGTATTAGCAGCATCGCGAGCATTATTAGCGTTCGTAGTAGCTGTATTTGCGGCAGCCGCAGCAGTATTAGCTGCATCACGAGCGTTATTTGCATTAGTTGCTGCAGTATTGGCCGTATCTCTCGCGTTATTTGCAATTGTAATAGCCGCCTGCGCGTTATTAACCGCTGTTTCCACCCTTGTTGCTGCCGTGTTGGCAGCTGTTGCTGCCGTGTCAGCTGCCGCAGCCTTACTATTCGCATTCGTAGCGGCGGTATTGGCTGCGCCGGCTTTACTGTTCGCATTAGTTGCTGCTGTGTTTGCAGACGAGGCCGCAGTATTAGCAGCCGCAGTAGCAGCCTCAGCGTTTGTTCTGGCCGTAGTCACGTCGCTATAGCATTCCTCTATGGCGTCATGAATAGAACCACGAACTTGCTCACCGTAGGTTGCCGTTAATATCTGATTCAGAAGATCCTGTATCCGGGACATCTACTTCGGCCTCCTCACTGCCATTTTGATTACTTTCACTCATAGCTCTTGCAGCTTCATTTATTTCAGTAATAATATTATTGCATTTCTGATAGATGTACACAACGATGGAGGCATTGTGTTCGCCCTTGACTTCGAGCGAATTAGCGGCCTCCCGAATTTTTACGACCTCTTGGCCAAAGTCTAAAAGGGTTTTCATTTATTACCTCCATAATTTATACCGGACCTGACGTTAAGCGACCTGTATCGGATGCTTTATATGTCTGTTCTGCACTGTCATATGTGGTATTACCAATTTTGATTTTATGATAATGCTTAACATAATACTTATGCTGATGATTTGCAGATGCGTAAGATTTTAGCCGTTCGTTAACCCAATCTTGAGTAGCTACCGCTTTACCACCAACGTATATAGTCGATCCAAAAGTTGCACCACCATAACAGGCAATAGCATTGGTATGAATGGTATTAGATGTCATATCTCCAATCACACGCATATTCGATGTTGATATATAAGACGCCGATTCTCTTCCGGCAACTAAGTTATTGAAACGACCCTCTAAAGCCTGTATCGTTCCTGTAACCTCTGCTATCTTCGTATTTAAAGTTATTTTATCAGCCTTCATGTTTATCTGGCTGCCTTGTTCGTTGGTTATAAGCTGAAGGTTAGCGATATTGGCAGCATTACCTTTGCTATACTCGCTCCATAATGTAATTGCAGATGAATTATCAGTCGATATCTGATTAATCCTAGTTAAAGAATTAGTTGTTTCGTTTTTGAAAGTAGTAAAAGTTTTCAACTGCGCTTCATGATCATTAACCGTTTGCTCAATACCTGCTATACTTCTAATTTTTCCGTCATATTGATTTTTATAATCCGTAAGAATTTTAATACTAGCGCTATTTGCTTTAGCTGTCTGATCGATTGTCGCTATAGAATTGATCATGGGCTTATTTTTATCTATATATTCAGCGTAAGTTTTCAAAGTAGCGCTTGTAGCATCAGCAGTTGCTGTCAATCCAGAAATTGATTCTATATTCTTCTGATTCTTATCTATAAACTTGGCATAAGTGTTAAGAGTTGCTTTCGTAGAATTAGCCGTTGCTTCAATAGCAGCGATAGATTCAATATTTTTCTGATTCTTATCTATAAACTTGGCATAACCGGTTAATTTCGTTTCGGTAGCCGTTGCTCTCAATACTAATTCGGCATTAGCTTGAGTCGTCGCGGTTTTAAAATCGGCAAATTGTTTTATTTGCGCAGCATCACTATCGGCCAAAGTTTGAATGCGAGCTTCACTTTTTTGAATCTGTTTTCCCTGAGCATTAAGATTTTCATTCATTGAGAAAATATCAACCGTGCCTTTAGGACTATCCAGATCAATTCCAACTTTTCTCTTTAATGTCGACCTATCCTTCTCGTATTGCGTATGATCAGCAAATATATTGATTCTACCTGCTACGGCATCAAGATCGATGCCGACGTTATTCTTGAATAGCATTCTATCAGTATTCCATTTTTCGTAAAATGCACCAAGATTAATGTGTCCCTGATCAGGTTCGACGTTCAACCAGGCATCGATTCTTTTACCCTCGTTTTTGGCAAACTCTTCGAGCTCATCGGCGGCAGCGCCAGCAGCAGCACCACCAGCACTCCCTCCGCTATGAGAGCCGTGACTCTTGCTCTTTTTCTCTTCCTTGGCTTTATCCTTACGATACCTCTGAGTCATGGTCTGCTTAGGATTGCCAAACACATAAGTATCGTTCGCGTGATTGTCCAAGTCATATTCGATTTTGGTACAAGTCAGATACCTTGTGATATCATGCGGAGCAGAATTGACATATACTTTATCGCCGATTCGAATCTTACCACCACTACCATCAAGCATGTGCATATCAACAGCTTTAACTGTGATAGTGATTGGCATATTCTCATGCTCGGAAAGCATTCTAAGACCATTTTCCATCAGCGTATTCGGGTCGCTCACATTATCGAACACGTTTGTCTTGACAATTCTGCCGAATAAGGATACGCCAACTGCATCCACGAGCTCGTCATTCCCGTTATTTACAGAGGCGATCGTAAGATTATCATCGCCCAACGGAATAAGAACCGTAAACACGTCTTCGGCTTTTACTTCTTCGGTAAGATCGATCAAATTCCTTCCAAAATCGATCCTCTGAATGGACGTACTGCCATAATCAGCAAGCAAATCCAAATAAGTCGTTTCGCCAACTCTTCTGGTTCTCAAATATCCGCCACAAAAGTCAATGATGGTATCTTCGATAAAGTCGAATGACGTCTTCCAATCATCGACCATCGAATTAAGTGCTATCTGATTATAGTCGAATGCGCCAGTCTCAGCATCTTCAATCTCTTCAGACGTTCCAGCCAAGATTATTGATCGATTCGGAATCGTAATATTCCCCACAACAAATTGCTTGTGCGCTTCGACTCTGACATTATGGTTTGCCACGATTTTTCTGAATAAATCGTGCGTCGTTCCTATATATTTCTCGCCCTTCTGAACGGAATCTACAAGATACGCCAAATCGCCTTCACAATAAACCTGCCTAATCTTATTAAAACCGCGGTTTATTGTAAGAACGCGGCCCCTGAATATCTCTTCCCCGTCATAGTGGACAGTTATAATCGTTCTTAATTGAGAAAGTCTGTCGTAATAACGATTTGTGGGAGGTAAACCAAACTGAAAGGATCCGGCTTTACCGATCTCCAATGTCAGTTTCGGTGTGTGTATTGTTAGGTCTTCTTCCAAAGGAAAGTATATAAGCTGACCATCTGCATAGACACTGAACATTACAGTATACCTCCCACAATCTGGAACGAGACAATGCCATACCCGTAGAAAGTGAAAAGATTGTCTCCTTCGGTAATAACAATGCCATCGTTGTAATTAGCACCTTGCTGAAGCCGATATGTAACTCCATTGAAATTGACAGACATGCCCGGCTGTGGCGTAACCGTGTAGTCGTTGGCGACCGTAATCACAGGAATGACATCCATCTGATCGCCGATGACGGTAATACTCATGCTTCCCCAAACTGGAAGATTTCTATAATATCGTATGACTCCCGTTTCAAAGTTAAAAGGATCCCATAACCAATTTTCATCACTTGCGCTAAATCTTTTATAAGGAGCAAGATTGTAGTCAATTACAATCATGGATTGAGCAGGGTCGCTTCTCCATTGGTTTACGGAAAACCGACCCTCGTAGTAATACATAGGATCGTCGTCTAGAATACAGATCATTTTTTCACCGTGTAGATAGTCCATGATCTCTGAATAAAGCGCCGACCATCCTTTATGACCATTTTCTACATAAAACTCCCACGATCCGGTTCGATTCGAATACATCGGCTTTCCGGTCATGGCAGTCGTCAAATCGAGAATGCCGTCTCCTCCTGGAATCTCAACATATGAGGTTTTCACAGGAGGAGGATTGACTAAGGGACGAGAGGAGGGAATTAAAAACCAATCGTCCCAGGTATTCCTCGATGAGGCTAACTGGTTAGTACCAATCGTAATGGAATGGTACTTTTTACTCTGTTGAGTACTCATTTAATTCCCCCTGTCTCGTCTGGATGCGAGAGTGCCAAATCCGGTATCCAACGCAGGAGTTAGCTCACCAACCAGCGTTCCGGTATCCAGAACGATCTTAAGATTGGTAACCGCCTCTGCGAGATCTCCAAACTTCTCAGAAAGATAAGTCATTTCGTCAAGTTTAGGACCATCATTTCTGGCTGTCAGATACTCGGCCAAAGAATTGAGTTTGTCTGTAACACCATCGAACGATTCACTCGTACTCATGGTGCCATTTTGAATTGTTATAGGCCGGCCGTTATTTGTGGATCGCATTGCATTCGAAGCAAGTACACTAGAAGTGACTGCCATCGAAGGATTCCCAAACAAACCGCCTATTAATGCTGCAGACTGTCTCGCGTTTGTCAAGTCGACCACCGGAGCAATTACCGGATTAACGTCGATATCTTCCGCGAGCAAACTGGACAGATTGGAAAGCGTTCCAGAAGCCGTCGCAAGCATAGAATCCGCAACTTCGCTGGCGGCGTTTGTAGCTTCAGACGCCTTGTCGGCCGTACCAATTGCCAAGCCCTCAGTAAAGTAGCTACCAATTTGCTGAGCCACTTTAGAAGGAGAATGCTCGTTAAATATTCTCCTTGTGGCATTGATCATTTGAATAGCAACCGTTTCAGCTGCACGTACAGCCGAATACGCCCTAAAAGCAACGCCATTGGCAAGACCTAATGCGAAGTTTCTTCCCGCCGTATTGAAATCATCTTTATAGTCGTTGACAGCATCCAGCATGTTCTTGGCAACATCGGATCCACCACTTACTTCGGCGGTTGCCATGCCATTCGATAGAGCAGCCGCAAGGTCGATGCCCGCGTTTGAGAATTGAGTTGAAATTGAAGTGATAATCGTTGCTAAATGCGACGCAACGCTTTCTTCGCTTAAAAAACTCATAATACCATTTTCGCTAAAATTTTCAGGCCCATCGGTTATCAGCCTTAAGAAATCGGTTACGCTGGTTATAGCTCCTGATATCGCAGGAAGATCGATGCCGGTAACTTCCGTAGAAAATGTGCTTATACAGCCGCCAAGTTCTACTAAATCATTTTTTAAAATATCGAAAGTGCTAGTTGTATACTGTGTACTCCAATCTGTTATTTGTTTCTCAATATTAAAATCATCACTAGATATAAAATTCAAGAAAGCTGAGATACTTGTGGCCGCCCTTACTGCGGCTTTGACGTCATCGACTAAAGTTCCAGAACTCATGCCTTTAAAACTATCAGCCGAACTCACCATCGAAGACGCCAATGAAGCGACTGAATCGAAAACGGTATCCTGTTTTGTTTCATCAGAAAACCAGGCTGCAATTCCGGTTTTCTTTGTATCGATACTAAGTCCATTTAGATTATCGAGAAATTCCGCGACATTAGTTGCTATTTTAATAGCATTTCCAGTATCTGTTTCTAAGTCTGAAGACCATTCAATCTCGCTCATCGAAGCGGCAAAACGATTAAAACCCGACGCGAAAGAATCCATATTTTGCATAGTTGCATCGAGACTATCGCCAATGCCTATCCATTTTAATACTCTTTCACCAGTGCTTACTACCGGCAATCCCTTACTAAATGTAGCGAAATCGTTAACAATCGCCATAGCCTTGGACATGTCGGTTTCATCATAATTCGTTAAGCCTTGAGATATAAGTGGCATTCCGTTTGCAAACTTAGCCATGCCTTTCGCAAACGAATCCATGTCTTGAAGCTGAGTTTCAAGATCGCTTTGCCCTGTTACCCAGTTTATCAAACGCTTACCTAACGAAACCGCAGGCAAATTGTTATTGAATTCAGCAAACCCAGTAACAATATCCATTGCCATTTGCATAGACGCTGAGTCATAGCTGCTAATACCCGCTGTAATCAAAGGCATATATGCTGCAAATTTTCCCATGCCTTTGGCGAACGATTCCATATCATTAAGCTGAGTATCCAAATTAGTTTGTCCAGTTACCCAGTTTATTAAACGCTCACCTAACGAAACTTCT